TTTACTTCTTTTTAGCAGCCTTTTTTGCTGGTGCTTTTGCAGCCTTTAAAGCCTTTGCAACCTCAGCAGCATCAGGCAAAATACCAAATGCCTTATCTGCAGGATTGAGCGCTCTCAATGCAACGGGCGCTATAGCAGCAACAAGTGCAGCCCATAGATCCTTTGGATCTGTTACGCCTGCCATGTATAGTGCAAGACCTGATGCAAGAACTGAGCGACCATATGACGCTAGCATTGCCTTTGTCTTATCATTAATTAAGTTATTCATTATTCCTCCTAGGATATAATTTGTGTCATTGTTGTAAAGCCAATCCAAATCCCAATAATTCCTGCGACTCCCGCAAAAACTGGTGGTGCTGGTACTGGCAATTTGAATGCAGCAAACACGAGACCGCACCCAAAACCTGTTAATACTGAAAGTAATATATCTCTCATGTATTTTTTATTTCTGATTCACTTGGCAAAAACTTTTTTAAATCTTTATATGCAGAAGATATTTTTTTCATACCCACGTTTAAAGGATTGCCTTCTTGTATAGAACTAAAATCATCAAAATAACTAATAGTTGGATCAACCTCTTCAACAAATTTGGTCAAACCTTTTTGAACATCCTCAATGTATGTAAAAGCCCAGTCACGAGAGTCTGATAGAAATTTAATAAAGTTTTCTCTGTGTATGTCATTATCAGTTAACTCTTGATTTGCTTTAATAGATTCAGCATCTTGATTAAGTTTAAAGTTTTCTAAAAATAATTGAGCGGAAGTTAGACTAAGTTTTTTTAATTTATGCAATATCGCTAAATACGATATAGCAAAAGAAACAGACAACACTATAAAAAATATCAACAAACCATTTTGCATCATACTACCCCCAATAAACTCTTCTCAATATGCGTTGCCCAATAGTATAAACATTTATCACAACAAGGTCTATTATACTCGTTCTTAGTGTCCATGTAAAACTCAGCATAGTAGATAGGGTCCTTACGATATAAGTTAGCCCTGTGAGTGATATTTACACGGTTTATGTGAGAAGGCTTGTTCCAGACTGGCTTACCAGTACCCCAAATCTGCCCACAAACAGCCTCTAGAGCCTCTATATTGGCTTCGTTCTTATCTGTCCTTATACCCCTTGCCTTGGCCTCTTTAATCATGACCTTAGCATAGTTACGTAATGACCATTCAGCATTTTTCCACATCAATACCGCTGGATGATTGCGCCATGCCCCTGATGGGGACTTTCCAGACAAAACCTTAAGTATCTGATAGGCTTCTAATATCTGTTTATTTAATCTTTTATTGTCTAATATTTCTGCACACTGATCATAATCTTTATAAGGTAGGAAGGTTTGCATTACCTAATAGCCTCCCTAGTAATCATTACGATTGCCCCATTATCCTCTAAAGCCTTTTTTACTCTTACCATATATTCTACAGCATGTCGCTTCTCTGTGTCAAATAGACGCATAAACATATCCTCATTAGCCTTAATGGTTATAAAATGTTCGTTATCAATAATTTCTACCTTGAAATTTTTAGGGGCTGGAATAGAATGAAATGCCATTTTCATTTTATCTGTATACATTATTTTCTTCCCCATTGGATATAGTTCCAACCACGCTCATGTGCGTAGTATATAAATATTTTAACAACCGTTTCCCAAAACGCAATTGTTACAGAAAGAGCAGCGTTTTTTGTTATAACATAGGCAACAACAACAGATGAAAGAGTTCCCCATATGCGATAACTTACTGCTTTCGCAAATGATCTTGCTCTAGTTACTTTCATTATCTATATCTTCCTTAAACATACTTTTAACAAATCTATCTTCTGCATCTGCAATACCTTGGCCAAAATTAAATACCCAATTCTTTACGCTTTTCAGTAGCCGAAATAGCATGAATCTTTGCCCCCAAATCTACTTGTTCAATCTTGTATCCAACATCACGACCATAAACAATGTTTGTAATGTTAGGTAGTCTTAGTACTAATGCACCATCCATAAATTTATCCTTGGCAATATATTCTTTTACCTGATCAAATTTTAGTGGATCTTTCTCACTTGTGTTGTATGTATTTCGGACTCCAAGTAATACTTGATCAGTTCGTTTACCCGCTTCTTTGTATAAAGCATGATGACCTTCATGCCATGGCTGATATCGACCAAGCATTAACGTTGTTGGTGCAGACCAATCATGTAAATTAAACTTTTTAATCAGGTAGTCTACCTCTTGTTCAACTGTGTAGTCTGCTGGAATCCTTGCATCAAAATCTGTTGGGTCTTCCCACATCTTGTTGGTATCTTCAAATTTACCCTGTTTAATTCGGTCTACCCAAACCAAAACGTCTGGCTTACCAAATGCTGCACGAGTAAGATTAGTTGGACAAATAAAGTCTACAATGACTGGAGCAACGTCTTGTTTAGAAATAACTCTAGCAATTTCTCCTAGCCTGCGTGCATGTTCAATTCTATTTTCTATGGAAAATCCAAGGTCAGAGTTAATAGTTGCTCTAACTTCATCAGCATTAAGATGAATAGCATTAATGCGCTCTTTAAGTGTTTTTGCTAGTTCTGTCTTGCCAGAGCCAGGTAAACCAATAATTTGTATGATCATTTTATTTTTCCATTGTTAAAGATTGCCAAGTGATTGACCAGTCTTGTTTGGTTTTATGTTTGTTAAACTCTCTGGACACTTCTCCACCCTCTAAGTATACCCCACCCCAAACACCCCACTCTTTACCAGAAATTCCTACCGCAAAACATGTTTTTGCTACTGGACATTGCTGACACATTGAATCAACAATTGCCCTACCAGATTCGTTGTCTTCATATTTATCAAAATAAATATTTGTATCAAGACCTAAACAAATTGCGTCATCTTTCCATAAATGCTGTTTCATAATTACTCTCGATACTTGTTTGGTATATCCCACCCATTACGACCAGGAGAATAAACTTTGTGGATGTACCACTTATCTTTAACTCTAATACCCATTGGAGATGTTTTTGCAATGTCAGATTCTTTTAAATCAATAACATCCCAACCATTCCAAAGTAAATTACTATTTTTGGAAATAATTTTTTCCATAGTATTCAAACTTCTAATAAACATAAATACCCCCTAGTATTTAAATATACCAACTTCTACATTTTTTAACTGTGCCTCTGAAACTAATTTTGAAGTTTTTTCATTAGGCTTACTTAAGAAAGCAAAGTAGTTAATTTGATCTAAATTTTCTTGCATCCAAACTGGAGCAACTTTATAAAATTTAATCTTTTTTCCTCTTGCTTTCATTCCTCTTTCAGATAAATTAGAAAACTCAGAAACAAAAGAATTTATTTTAGCAGGACCAGCAGAGTAAATTACAAACTCTGTATCGTCTTTATGCATGTTTGACATGGCAACACCCATAGAGCGAATGAATACGTTGTAATCATTAAACTCACTTGTGCCCTGAACTGCCACGATCATCTCTTTTTCCATCTCTTAAACTATCTAATATAAAAAGCATTTTATCTAAGTCACCTTTTGATAAAGTACTAGTATCTATTGGTTTAGCGGTGTGGCGTTGTACCTCACCGTCTACAGCCTCTGCAACATAAAAAATATGATTAGATATCCAATATGCTTCGTTGCCTAAAACAATAACCTTAATCATACCCTTTTCTTTATGTTTTGTCAATTGAGAAAGGTTTTCTTGGTTATTGGATAAATTCATAGAAAAAAATGATTTCAATAACCTATGCGTATCACTTTGTTTATGCAAGGTTCTTGAATAAGGTTTTTTCTTATTACTTTTACCTACTTTAAGTATAAACCAAGCAAGAGCCAATGTCAAGCCTAAGACTATTAACTCTTGCATTATTTAGACCCATCTACTTTTTAATTGCTGGCTTTGCTTCTACTGAATCTTCAACAGACATAGTCCTATTTAACTTTATTTGCATTTGCAATAAATTAAACTCAAGATCTGAAGATTTTTGTCTATAAAATAAAACTAATTGATTTAATTCTTCAATATTTAAGTCCTCCACTTTTTTACCCCTTTCTTAAATTAAATGGGCTATCTGCCCAAACCTTTTCTACTTGCTTTTTTTCTCTTTCCACAATTGCACGGCTCCAAGAAAATCCTGCATCTCCACCCCAAGCATCCCACATAATTCTGCCATTAGAGGGAAATTCTGGACCATCATAAAAACCTTTGCCTTTTTTATCTACTTCGTGACGGGAAAAGAAAGAAAACATTCTTTTAACAGTACTAAGAGACATTGCTGATCCATTTACAATATCAGTTGCACGACCCCAGCCTACTGGAGTTCCTGCGCTAGTTGCCTTACCATCTTCTTTCCACTTCAATGCACGACGAGCAGCAGCCTTCATACCAGAAGTAGGAGTGTATGTATCAGCCATTTTTCTTATCCCGTTTTTGTTGTTTAGCAACACGTTTTTCTTTAAGAGTCATTTTAGGCTCTTTTTTTGTATTAGCATTACCCTTTTGTTCTTTATTTGCCATTAGTTACCCCTGCCTTTGTTTTTGGATACGGACCAAGATCTGTTTTTATGGTGCCGTCTTTTCTTAAACGAACAATCCTACCATTTTTTATTTGAGTAGGATTGAATGCTGTTGTTTTTTTCTTTGTCATTATTTCTCAAACCTTAAAGGATTAAAAGATCCATCCCAAATACTTTTTGTTGTAGATTGTGATTCTGACTTGTATGTACCGCCACGACGCTTATATTCTTGTACTACCCAAGAATTTGCTACTGCAGATGGATAAACGTCAAATTTATCTTTTGCTGCTTGCACAACTCTTGCATATAGTTTAGGATCTGATGGTGTTGATCCACCCCTACGTGGTTTAATAAAATCTCCATAGTTAGGTTTTGCTTTTGCCATTTCATTTTCCATTTCTTTTAGTTTGTTAACTGGAACGCAATTAGGAACCATGCGTCCACCTTTTTCTTTCATGCCACGTTGTTCATATCCAACCCAACATGCTTTTGTCATGTTATCCCACTTGTCTTCATCTTCATTATCTGAGTTGTAGGATTTACTTACCTGAACAGCATACATATTTTCCATATCAGATTGCGATGGCATTGTTGGAATACCAGTTCTATTTGATCCCATTTCTACAACCATGTCAACTGAAACAGATAGTGATTCAATTTTTATAACTTCTGACATGCGATGATAAAAAACATATGCCTGTTCTTCCCATGCGCCATCTTCTTCTTTATAAGCACGAACAATAACTGGTTTGTCATCTTCAGCATATTCCATTGAGTATTCAGAACCAGGAAGACCAAGTAAACCAGGATTAGTCATAACATATTCAATACGACCAGCCATGATGCCATCATCCTCATGAACAAACATAACAAAGTCACCCTCTGCTACCATTGATTTTGAAATTGGCACATTTTCATTTACTGACATAAAACCTCCTAGGCTATATATAGATTATATCAGGCTTTAGGATTCAAAAGCCGTATGATTTCAAAAAGATTCCACCTGTCTTTTTTAGATAAACCCTCTACTGCATCACGATCAAAAGCCTTTTTAGATAGGGTAATAATGGGTTCTGAAGCAAAAAAGTCTATCTCTAAAAACCCTTTTTCCCATAATTTCATAACACAAGAGTTAACGTCTGTTATATGTTCATTGTATAGATCTGGCATAAGATTTTTAATCTTAGGAGTAAAAGAATATAAAAGTTCTCCAGTTTCTTGGTCAACCCCTACAGTTTCTAATCCACCATCAAGAATAAGTTTTTCAATCATTTTTTCTTCTTCGTTATTCATTTCCAATAAACTCCAATAATGATTGTTTGGTCTGTGATCCAATTATTTTATTAATCTCTTTACCGTCTTCAAATAAAATAAATGTTGGCACAGAACGAATTTCAAAAGTTTTAGCCATTTCATTTTCTATATCTACATCAACTATTTGAAAAATACCAGGAAAGTATTCCCTATTTAATTCTTCAACAATTGGCTTTACTTTTTTACAAGGCTGACACCAGTCTGCCGTAAAGTAAAGTATTGATTTCATTTGCCAGACTTTACTCTAGCCTTTTTTAATACTTCAAAATCTTTAATCTTGGTTTCGCCAAGGTATCCCCAAGCATATCCATCATTAATCATTTTATTATTAATAGACTCTGATTCTCCATTAATGTATAGCCAGCCAAGAATACGACCATACTTTTCAGATGAATTCATCTTTTCTGTACGAATAACTACAGACTTTGCATCCTTAAGTTGTTTCTTTAAATATTCTTTAGATTCAACACCAAGTACCTTTTCAACCTTATCTGTTGTACGTGATTCTGGAGTATCAATACCAGCCAAACGAACACGGGATGAGAATAGAATATCAAACCCTAAATCAATAATTACGTCAATAGTATCTCCATCAACAACGTTTTTTACTTCTTTAACAAAATACTCATACATCACACTGCCCCAATCGCTCTATTTTCAACTAACTTTTCACGCTCATCAAGAACCTCTAACATAAAAGACATCATCTTTGCATATGACTCAGGATTATTCATTATCTTATCGTAGTGATGACTACAAAACATTAGTTCTCCAGAAGCCCCTTTGACTTTGACTAATGCTTGTGCTTGGCATGTATCACAACGATCTTTTGCATCTAAAACCCATTGCTTTGGCTTTACGCTTGGATGATCTTTTAATATGTTTGTCATAGTACTATTATATCGCTACTTTCTGTTGTCTGTTGAATAAAATCCACTACCGTTGAAAATTGCAGTAGGAGCACTCCAAAGTCTTTGCATAGATTGATTACAGCATACTGGATATTTTTCTTCATCAAATTTTTTTTCAAACTCAATTTGTGAAGAACAAACAGAGCATTTGTAATCATATCTTGGCATTAATTCTCCTATAGTTATATCTAAGTATATCAAATAATAGGCAGTTTTACAACATGCCTAGGTTGTTTATTTATTTTATTTTAATTACTTTAGGTTTCTTGTCTTCAGGAACAATACGAACAATATTAACTGTAAGCATGCCATCCTTAAGTTCAGCACTAGATACTTCCATGTATTCACCAAGAGCAAATGTGCGAGTAAATTTACGAGCAGCAATTCCCTTATGAACAACTTCAGCATCTGTTACTTCTACTATTTCACCTTTAATTATTAATGTTCCATTATCTACTGAAACATTAATATCTGTTTTTGAAAATCCAGCAACAGCCAAAGATAATCTGTATGTATCTTCGTCTAATTTTAAGATATCGTATGGCGGATATGCCTGACGAGTTGCTAGATTGTGTACTGTACTTAAACGGTCCAATTCACGATTGAAACCAATAAAAAATGGATCCTTAAAAAGATCCAATGCAAACGAACTTACCATTTTTTCTCCTTTTCAGCGAGTTAGTTTATGTATCCCCTGTAGGCAGATACAATCTTATTATACCAAATTTTAGTACCCCCAAGGGGAATTGAACCCCTGTTACCACCGTGAAAGGGTGGTGTCATAACCACTAGACCATGAGGGCATAGAGCGGATAGCGGGAATCGGACCCGCACATTAACCTTGGCAAGGTTACGCACTACCACTATGCAATATCCGCTTGGCTGGGCTGGAAGGATTCGAACCTACGACATATGGATTAACAGTCCACCGTTCTGCCAACTGAACTACAGCCCAAACCTTTACAACAACTAATTATTTGTTTTTATTAATTATTTTTTATTTTAATTACTACTTGGCAAGGGTCTCCACCATCTTCCCATTCTTGGGCTTCTTCATCACTCATATAAGGATCTCCTTCATGAGTGTTGCAGAATGGTTCTGTTACCCATCCCCGTTCAATTCCATTAGTTAACCAAATCTCAAACTCATCAAGACTTGATGACTCATTTTGTAAATCTTTTAATATATCGTCAAAGTTTGCCATATATAAATTATACCCTTAAATGTTTACCACGTCAACTGGACCCATGCAAGATGGACTAAATTTTATTGCTGCATTTACCGCTCCAACAACTCTTTTGCGAGGATCCTTAGATTTTTCTGTAGCATTTAAATATCCGTAAGCGTATTCTGCACCTGAACCCATTGCTAAATAATCTAAATTATATTTAGATAAAGACATATCAATAGCATTGTGTTCATATATTTGACCTTTAACACAAATAATAAGACCTAAATCACCTTCTTTAGTAGTATCTACCCACCAGTTATTATAAAAATCTCTAAGTTGTTTAATAAACTTAGTTTGCATAAACTTATCTAAATCTTTTATATCTGGAACATATGGATTAAAATTATAACGAATACGTTCACCATCTAGCGCTCCAGCATATCCAATTAAATATGGACCAAGTTTCCAAACTTTTGGAGAGGTTAATGAAAGGATGGTGTTATCGTCTGAGGCACCACGATCACCAGCCATGTAGATTTTATTTTCATGACGAACTACAGCCAAGACTGTCATATAGAAAATCCCCTCAGAGTATACCCTTTAAGTATAGCAAATGATTATTGCTTAGTCAAACACCCTTATTTAATGGTTTGACCACATGCTGAGCATGTTTTTGGTTTAGCAGCACCTTTTTTAGCAGTACCCGCAGGGGCAGAGCCAAACTTAGGTCTACCAAACCCTACAATAGAAACCATAATTCCTTTTTTATTTTTCTTAAAGGCACGAAGTTTTTTACAAACCTCTCCACCATTGCGTTGGCTACCTTTAGGATCTCCAGAAGTGTTACCTTCAACACACCAGACTGTTCCATCCCCATTGTCTGCTACTACTATTGCTACGTGGCTAATTCTGTCTACCCCGTCAGATGGAAAATCAAAGTATGCAATGTCTCCTGGTTCTGGATCTGCTAAATCTCCGTCAATCCAAGATCCTGCTTTTTTAAATGCTTGTGCTCCACCTGGAGTATAAACAGTATTTGGAATTTTTACTCCTGCTTCATTAGCACACCAGTTTACAAACGAACCACACCATGGCTGAAAGTCTGCTTTAGTAAATTTACCATACTTGGTTTCGTTATCTTTAGGACCTTCAACAGTTCCTACTTCTGCAGTAGCAACTTCAATAAGACGGGCTGCTGTACCTTGTTCCGCCATTATTATTTATCCCAATTTGCATCAACAGGTTGTTCTTCTGGCATTGCTCCGTCAGGCTTGTTTAATCTACGTGCTCTAGCATCATCAATTTCTGATTCAAGTTTTTTATCTGCCATTGTATTTTTGGCATCAACCTCTTTGTTTGCAATCTGTGCTGCCATAACATCTTTAGCGCCAGATGATCCTATAAGAAGACCAGCAAGTGTTCCTGTAATAAATGTTGCTACGCTACCAAGAACATTAAAAAACATTTTATCGTTTTCTGATTGTCCTGTAATTGGCTGGGTAACAAATATTAATGCATATAAAATTCCTAATGATGTACACAATAAAATTGTTCCAAGTGTGATTCCTAATATAAACTTTAATCTTGCATCTAAATCTTGAGGCGATAATCTTTCTTTAGCCATTTACTGTTTCCTCCACTTTTAGTTGTTCTACTAAGTCTTCTGGACATGCTCCATCAGCCGTACAAATTGGTGGTTTGCATTCTGCTGATTCCCAGTTTACTGGGTTTTGGCATGGATATCTATAGTGACCATCATATCCACAACCAGACAATCCTAGTGTTAGGATGCTTGATAGTAGGAGTATGCTTAGTTTTGACATACTCCCATTATACCAAACTTATTCGTCTTCTTTACGGATTCCTATGGTTGCAAACCATATGGCTACCGATGCTAGGGTTACATACCCTACTACCGTCTTTGCGCTGCCCTCTAAAACCACCCATGCTACAAAGAAGCCCAGGAATGTAAAGTTTTCATTTAGGGCTGCCATACCCCATTGTTTTAACTTTTTCATTTTATCTCCTTCTTCTAGGTGCAGTAGCAACAATTAATTGACCAGCAATAATTGTTACAACTACAATATCTTCTGCTTTTTCACGTTCTGGTATAGACATGTCAGCACCCATGCTGAGTAAGGCTTTACCCAACTCACATTTTTGCTCTTCTGTCAAACCTTCAATTGCTTCATCTGGATTAAAACAAGTAGCAACCGCATCTAATAATGCTGCTGGACTTTCTAATACAAGCAATGCTGAAGCCACCTCTGCAGTAATAACCACAGGGTTACCGCTAGCATCTTCTCTTACTTCTACTGGAATTAATGGTGGAAGGTCACGATATTCAAGTCCCGCCGATTCTATGTTTGCAGCAGTTACGGGTGTTCCTTCTGCTGATGTTACCAATACATCTGCAACTAGATCCTTTTCTGCTAAAGTAAATTTACCGTCTTCAGATAAGGCTTCAGATAAATTAACAACTTCTGCAGTTGTTATTTCTCCATCTGCAGATAACATTTCTGTAATAAAATCTGCTTCTGATTCTGTTAGTCCGCCTTCTGATAATACAGATGAAACTTCTGCAGCAATTTCTTCAGATACCTCTCCGCCCTGAGCAATTGCTTCCAATACTTCTGAAACTTCAGATGCATCTAAACCACTATCTGCAACTAAATCACTAACTATGTCTTGTATTTGTTCTACAGATAAGGTATCATTATCTTGTGCTATTTCTTCAAAAGAATCCTGATTTTCTTCAAGAATACTTTCTAGTTCATCGTTGGATGAAGATTCATCAGATTCAGGTGTATCCGTTTCGGGAAATTCAGTTTCTTCAGAAGGCACTTCTTCAACAGGGACTTCTTCCACAGGAGTTTCCTCTACAAGAGTCTCTTCTGTTTCTGTACTCTCCTCTTCAGTTAGAGTGGTCTCGTCTGGTAAAGTTTGTTCAGGCGCATAAATAAAAGATGGTTGTGAGGGAGCCTCAATAATTTCTTCTTCTGGTGCGGGTATAGAAATAACAACTTCTGTATATTCACTTACAGGTCCAGACCAGTTAGCAATTCTAACAGTATAGGTAGAGCCTTCTGTCAAACCAGTTAGTTCTATAGATTCTGGAGCGCCGTCTGTATTATAAGTGCCACCCTCATATGGATTTTCTGCATCTGGATCATTCGTTATTACTTGATAAAACCAAGTATTGGCTGTGTATCCTTCTGGCAATTCAGGCGTAATAACAACTGTCGTTCCTTCAATTACTGGTTCTGATAACACTGGGGCTGGAGTAGGAATATGACTATTAATTGCTGTAATTAACTCTTGAGCATTTGTATTTAATTGTGTTTGTAAGTTTGTCTTACTAGATACCGCTGAGTTTACGACATTAGTTAAAGATGTTGTATTAATAGCATTTATTGCTGATGTGTTTGTAGTATTTTGAGCAACTACTGGAGTAAGGCTTGAGTTTAACTGTGCAATAGTTGCATTTGCTGCATCAACTGCTGCTTGAACTGTTTCTGTGTTTGGATCTACATACGGAGTAAATGCTGCACCTTGACTTATTTGTCCAGCAAAACCTGTTCCAACATTAGTATCTGTAATTGGAATAAGTGCGCCATTGGCTGTTTCTCTAACATTAAATCTTGCTTGATCTGGTATTGGTCCTGTTGCAGTAACATCTGCTATCCATGCACCATCGTTTGGATTTACATCAGCATTAAATCTTATTTGAACCATCTGTGTAGAAGCGTCTTGTTGTGGAAATGGGCGAAGGTCCCAAGCAATATCTAAACTTGTTCCAGTAGTTGCATATGTAATTCCTGTTCCTGTACTCCAAGTTGTCCAGTCCCATCCTGCTATAGATACTGATGGTGCGTCTGGAGTTTGATAATAAACCCATCCTTCATTTACGCCAAATGTAATTGTTGCATTTGATCCTACATAAACATTGTTATAGAGAGTCCCACCCATTAATAAATTAAACGGTAGATTCATAAGAACACCAGCATCATCTACTCCAGCCAAAACATTTGTGCTAGTTCCAATCGTGGCTTGCAAATCATTTACTGCTGTCTGAGCATTATCAATTGCAATGTTGGCTTGAGTTAACTCGGTTTGTGCTGTGGCCTGTGCGGTTGTTGCTGTTGTTTTTGCTTCAACTGCTTCAGATATTTGTACTTGTGCAGTTGATGTGTCAATATTATTTATAGAGGTTTGTGCTGTTGTAATTGTATTTTTTGCATCTATAACTATTTGAGAACTTTGATCTATTGGTGTAACAGATAAATCTACAGAACTAATTGTGGCTGTTGCTGTGTCTACTAAGGCTACGTCTA